AGAGGACAAAATCCTACTCGAGCAATTTCTTTATCTCTAACATCAGGTGATGATATTGATTTTTATTTCATGACTAGATTTGATGTTCACTATAATAAGAGTTTAGAAGATTTTAACATAGACTGGGATAAGTTTAATTTTACTTCTCGGGAGGGTAATGGTCATTGGGAAAGGGAACAGTTTGTTGGGGATACATTTTACGCGTGGCCTAGTCGGCTGCACGATCAGGTTATACAGGGGTTCTCAGATCTAGCTAAATACGACCCTAATCACATGCATAATTTTTATTCTATTCTTGCTCCTATTATGGGTGAACAAAATATACATTTTATGAGTGAAGAGTATCAATTGAGCGGTCATTTGTTAACGAATTGTTGTACAAGAGACTACACCGATAGATTACGTAATAAAATACCGATCAATGAAGAAATTCTAGCGCGGTTTCCATAATAATAAGGATAAAAAATGATTAATGTAGTTATTCCGATGGCTGGTAAGGGTCAGCGATTTGTTGAAAGTGGTTACGATAAACCTAAACCAATGATTGATGTTGTTGGTGTACCGATGATTAAGAGAGTTATTGATTCTCTTACCTCAAAACACAGTCAATGTAATTTTATTTTTATCGCTCTAAAAGAGCATCTTGATAATGGTCTTCAAGAATTTCTCGAGCAACAAGGTACAATTATTCCTTTAGATATTGTTACTGAGGGGGCTGCGTGTACTACATTAATGGCTCTACCCTACATCAATAACTCAAAGCCGTTAGTTATTGCCAACTGTGATCAATATTTGGAATGGAATTTTGATGACTTCTTAGAGCAGTCTAAAGATCGTGATGGTTCTTTAGTAGTATTTAATTCCACTAACCCACATCACAGTTATGCAAAAGTTAAAAAAGGTAAAGTTGTGGAGGTGGCAGAAAAAGTTGTTATTTCCGACAGAGCCTGCGCAGGAATTTATTATTTTCGCCACGGTAGTGATTATATTGAGAGTGTAATCATGATGATTGCTAAAAATATTAGAACCAATAATGAATTCTATATTGCTCCTGCATACAACGAGTTGATTGCAGGTCTAGGTGATGTATCAGTATATGAAGTCGATGTTAATAAAAAACATATGCTAGGTACTCCTTACGAATTAGAGATCTTTTTAGATAAAGTAGATAACGGAGATGTTGTATTATGAAAGTTTTAATTTTTGGTAAGAGTGATATAGGCGAAGGTATTAAACAACTTTACCCCGACACGGTTAATATTCCGAAAGAAGAATGTGACGTAAGAGACTATAATCAGATTTGTGCGACGTTGGAAAAGTACAAACCTGACGCGATTGTTAACTGCGCTGGTATCTCCCACGTACAGGTAATAAAAGATTCTAATATTACGCATTGGCAAGAAGAGATTGAAGTTAACTTAATTGGTAGTTACTTGATTGCTCGAGCAGCTATTACCTATAATGTTAAGAAAATGATCTTTATTGCCTCAGTTGCTGGTATGTATGGTAAACCAGAGCATAGTGGTTATTCAGCATCTAAGTCTGGTGTTATTTCTTTCGTACAGTCTCTAGGGTTTGAAGGCTATCATGCTTATTCTGTAAGCCCTGGTCGTGTAGATACCAAGATGCGCGAGAACGATTACCCTGGGGAAGATAAGCGAACCAGGTTGTCTACATTACAGGTAGCTGAAATAGTAAAAGAATGTATTGATGGTAAGTATGAGCCTGGTGATAATATTATTATACGTAAAAGAGGTTTTACAAAACTTAAGCGAGTTGATAAAGGGCAACCTTGGAAAAAATATCTCAACGTACAACCACTTGGTGCACCTAAACTAATCTAATGAAAATTATTTGTCATCGCGGTAATACATTTGGACCTGATCCAGATAATGAGAACAAACCAGAGGTAATTGATTATTGTATTCGAGAAGGATATGATGTAGAGATAGACCTATGGGTTCATAATAACGATCTGTATCTTGGTCATAATGAACCGACTTACCCTATTGTAATGGATTATTTGGTAACATTAAAAACAAGACTCTGGATACATTGTAAGAATCTTCAAGCAAGTACAGAGCTGTACCGGCTCAGGGACTTTAATTATTTTTTACACGACAAAGATGATTATACATTAACATCTCAGGGATATGTTTGGACGTACCCTAAGCCTCAAAATGTATTTTCTTATAACCAAGTCCTTTTAGACTTTGGACCTAAAGTCGACTTTGACAAATATAAACTACTAGGTATTTACGGAGTATGTGTCGACTATGTCTAAGATATCTATTTGTGTACCTGTCTATACGATGAAGGATAAAACCGCAGAAAAGTTTCTAGTAGAATTTTTCTCGCACTTAATGTATCAAAGCTTTAAAGATTTCGACATTGTAGTTTCAGATCAAAGTGAAGAAACTAATCTAAAATCTATATGTGATGTTTTTGCCTACGTCTTAGACATTAAGTATTTTAAAAATACCAGTGGTATTAAAAATGCCGCTAATAACGTTAACAACGCTGTTAGGAACGCTACCGGTGATATAATTAAACTACTATACATGGATGACTTTTTTGTAGACCAGAATGCTTTACAAAAAATTAGTGATGCTTTTGATACTAATCCAGGTAAGTGGTTGATTGCTGGCTTTACTCATAGTAACGAAGATCGTACTCAATTCTTTAATACAAAATTACCTTGGTATGGTAACAAATACGTAAATGGTGATAATACAACAGGTAACCCTTCTAACTATGCAGTAAGAAGAGAGGGTGCTTTAGAAATGGATGATATTTTACTTTGGATAGTAGACGGGGAGTACTTTTACAGGTCGTACTTCTACCATGGAGACCCTATTATTATTAACGATGTATTAGTTTGCTTTAGAGAACATACGTCCTCGGCTTTTCGGGATCCAAAGTTTATGGAGTTAGATGCAAAAGAGCGGCAGTATTGTGTCGACAAATATAAAGCAGGTATGCCACCGAAAGAAGTAGCATTGAGTTGGAAATAATTATATAATATGTTATATTATGAAAGGTGAATATGAAATTTGGTACTGAAACTATATCGCTGTTAAAGAACTTTGCATCTATTAATACAAATATTGTCTTTAAGGCTGGAGACACTGTTAGTACAATCTCGAATGCACGTAATATATTTGCAAAAGCTACTATCAAGGAAATTATTCCTAATGAGTTCGCTATCTATGAATTGAACTCTATGCTATCGATGATTACGTTAATGGATAATCAGGACATTGATTTTGGTGATAAATGTCTTATGGTAACTAGCCCTGCAGGTAAATTTGAGTATTATTATTCGAATCCTGAAGTAGTTACAGCTGCTCCTGATGGAGAAATTGAACACGTAGATGTTTATAAGTTTAAGCTTACATCAGAAGACGTTCAGATGATTATGAAAGCTGCCGCTATTACTGGTGCTCCGACTATATCTGTTACCTGTAAAGAGCAAGCAGTTACTCTATCGGTAAGTGATCGTAAAAACGATACTGCAGCTAACTTTAGAAAGCAACTAGGTACTTCCTTAGATAGCTTTGACGTTTATATTGCTGTTGAGAACTTAAAAGTGATTCCTGATGCATACGAAGTATCTGTAGCTAAGACCCCTAACGGTAAAGCTAAATTTCTCCATTTTAAACATGAGTCGCGACAGCTTCAATATTGGATTGCTGCAGAGCCTGGTTCAACTGTTTAAATAGAGAGATTATATTATGAATGAGCATTTTCTCTTTGTAGAGAAATATCGTCCTCGCAAAATTGAAGATTGTATTTTACCTAAAGAACAAAAAGAGTATTTCCAGCAGTTAGTAGATAAAGGCGAGATTCAAAATATGTTGTTATGCGGTACTGCAGGTACTGGTAAGACGACTGTTGCTCGAGCTTTATGTGAAGAACTTAATACTGATTACCTTGTAATTAATGGTTCAGAAGAATCAGGTATTGATGTACTACGGACTAAAATTAAGCAGTTTGCCTCTACCGTATCATTCTCTGGTAATACTAAAGTAGTTATTCTAGACGAAGCTGACTACTTAAATCCTAATTCTACGCAGCCTGCTCTCCGTGGCTTTATCGAGGAGTTTGCTTCCAACTGTAGATTTATATTTACGTGTAATTTTAAGAACCGTATTATTGCACCGTTGCATAGTAGGTGTGCTGTAATTGAATTTAAGATTGCTAAGTCAGAGAAGCCTAAGATCGCTAATGCGTTTTATAATCGCGTTTCCGATATTCTTAAATTAGAAAATGTACCCTTTGACCCTAAGGTTTTAGCTAGAGTAGTAGAGAAGTACTTCCCGGATTTTCGTCGAACGTTGAATGAGCTGCAGCGTTACTCTCAAGCAGGTTCAATTGATGAGGGCATCTTAATTAGTATTGGTGAAACCAATATGAAAGAGTTAGTAGATTCAGTAAAAGATAAAGATTGGAAGAAGATGCGTACATGGGTTGTGAGTAATCTAGATAATGATCCGGTATCTCTCTTTCGTAAAATTTATGATACCTTTGTACCATTAACTAATCAAGTACCGCAGTTAGTATTAACGATTGCAGACTATCAATATAAATCTGCATTTGTATCCGATCAGGAAATTAACCTGGTAGCTTGTTTAACAGAGATTATGGCATCGGTAGAGTTAAAATGAACGATATATTCTTAAATACTTTTAAATGGATTAAAGATGATTACATTAATTATCCTCTTCGTTTTATTATCGAGCTTTTGGCTTGGGGTATCAGCATTGGTTGCTCGATTACTATGGCGCTCACCGCACCTTACCCTCCCCTTATTGTACTCTACCCTATTTGGATTAGCGGTTGTTGCCTCTATGGCTGGGCTGCTTATTCTAGGAAATCATTTGGCATGCTGGCTAATTACGGGTTGTTGGTAACCATTGACTCTATAGGTTTAGTGAGAATGTTATGGATATAAATGATGTTTTTGGTCAAGCAGTAGAAGTAGTGGAGGAGCCGGTATTTAAAGAACCAGCAATATCGCCTTTTGATTTTATTAATGCTATTACCTTTAACAAGACTGATCTTATCGTAGATGATTGGTCTGAAAAGCAGTATGTTCCTTATATAATTAATAAGGGTTTATCGTATGGAGCAGATACGGTAATACCTGCGAATGAGATGAATTCCCGTGCACATCTAGACAAAAAGCTCCAGTTTCAATTTCTAATAAATAACATAAGACCACGTAAGAGATTCAATAAATGGATCAAAGTGGAGAAGATTGAATCGATAGAAGTTATTAAAAAATACTATGGCTATAGCACAGAAAAAGCACGCCAAGTTCTGCCCCTTCTTGATCAATCTAAAATTGACTACTTAAAACAAAAATTAGAAAAAGGTGGGGTTAGTAATGTCAAACGAGTTCTTCAAAGTTAACTTACCGGGGTACATTCCGTTAGAAGTTACATTAGCACAACCAGACGATTTTTTAAAGGTAAGAGAAACATTAACTAGAATAGGGGTAGCTTCTAGAAAAGAAAAGATATTATATCAATCTTGCCATATACTACATAAACAAGGTAATTACTTTATCGTACATTTTAAAGAGCTCTTTGCTCTAGACGGTAAACAAGCTGATCTCTCAGATAATGATATTGAACGTAGAAATACAATTGCTAAACTGCTGTCGGATTGGGGTTTAGTTAAGGTTGTAAATCCAGATATTATTAAAGATTTAGCTCCTCTATCTCAAATTAAAGTTATTGCATTTAAAGATAAAGACGAGTGGGATCTACAAACTAAATATAATATTGGTAAAAAGAAGCACGACTACTACGATTAAGATTATAAATAAATTTACTAGACCCTTCCTTAGGGCTGTTTGATGCTACGGTATAAGGCGTCCGTGTAATTACACCCTCGACACGTTAGTTCGAGCCAGTATAAGGTAAGCTGGGACCGCTACGCCTTCGGGGTAGTATTTTAAAACTCGCTTAATAGGAGCACTTATGATTACAGCCGATATTTTTATCGACACAATTCAAAATGGCAAACGCCAATTCATCTCTAAGTATGTAACAACCCCTGAACTTGCAAAACCACTAAACGATTTTGTGGACGCACAAACAGTATTCTCCCATGCTGTTGTTTCTTCAGTAAAAGACTCGCTTGGCTTCATTAATAAAAAAGTGACGCAGAGTAAAGTCGAAGAAATGATTAACCCTTTCAACATTGATTGGGTACAAGCAGGAATGAAAGCTTGGTTAGAACAGCCAGCAACTAAAGCTAAACCATTTAAGGATTAATACTATGCTAAATGTAAAACAATTTGTCCCTGAATCTTTTGGTACTCATTTCAAGGATGTTGAGAAGTTTTTTGTTGGATTTGACGAGCAGTTTACTCGGCTATCTCAATTGCACAATGATGTAACAAAGAATATTCCAAACTACCCTCCTTATAACATTAAGAAGACAGGTGAGTATACTTATGTTATTGAAATGGCAGTTGCAGGTTTTGCCAAGCAAGATATTGAAATTGAGTTTGCTGAAGACAAATTAATTGTTAAAGGTAATACCAAAGACGATGCGGGTGATGATTATCTCTTCAAGGGTATTGCTAATAGGGCATTTACACGTACATTTGCACTTAATGATCAAATTGAGATCAAGGATGCTGGATTGTTTAATGGTATGCTACAAATCGCTCTTGAACGTATTATTCCGGAGCATAAGAAACCGAAGAAAATAGATGTACGAGATGCTGATACACCAGATGTAAAGGCAACTAAAGCTACACGTCAACTATTGACTGAGAGTTCATCAAAATAGAGCAGTAGATGCCGATTAAAATGAAACTTGTAACATTGGAATCGGTACGAAGAGGAGACTGGCTAATTAAGGCCAGTATCCTCGACGAACAAATGTTGATTTTTATGTATAATGAATATACAATGAGATGTGATGTTGGTATATTTTATTGTGAAGAAGAAGCTCATACTTATATTGAAAGAATGTTAAAAAATGATTACAATTCTAAAATTATTAACCGGTGAAGAAATTATTGGAGATGTTGACTTTAAAGATGGTAATGTAAAGATCAATAAACCATGTATTCTCCAAATCGTATCCTCCAACGCTAACGATAACCAGCCGATGATGGCTCTAGTTCCTTACGCACCTTATACAGAAGATCACTGCGTTACGGTCGAGCTAGAAAGTGTCATCTGGCACGAAAAACCTATTAAAGAAATTTATAATCAATATAATAAAATCTTTGGTACAGGTATTATTGTATAATGAGCCGAGAAGCAGGAAAAGGCTCAAAATCTAGACCGCTCTCTGTAACTGGTGATCAGTTCGAGAATAACTGGAATTTAATTTTTAGTAAGAAAATGACTAAGAAGCCTGTAACTCCATCTATACTTACAAACCCACTTAATCAAGAAATTTGGTGGTGTAGTAACGTAAACGACATTCACTCTGTAGACGGGGTAGAGTATATTACCGTTTACAAAGAGAGTACTCCTAACAGAACCCACCTAATGCGTAAGGATGCGTTACGTAAGTTAACGTAACGCTGGCTATTTTGGACAGCAACATATATAATATACTCATTGAATAGGAGAACGAGATGAAAAAACTTATTGTTGCTGTTGTTCTTACTGCTGTAACCGTAACGCCAGCAGTAGCTAATGATTGGATTGCACCTCTTATCGGTGGTGTGATTATTGGATCAGTCCTTAATAGACCTAACCCGAATGTATATAATGGGTATCCTAATCAGCCGATCATTATAAATCAGCCCCCGATATATAACCCTAATCCTCTTTTCAGGGAATACTATAATTGCTTAGTACCAGTGCGCGATCAGTACACCGGTGTCATACGCAATGAAGTAATGACCTGTACGCGGTAATTTAATATGCCTTTCGTGATCGCAAAAGCAGCCGCGGCAGTTGTAGTAGCTGCGGCTAGCGTTACCCCGGTACCTATCCCTGTTCAACCAATACAACAAGCCAGGCCTGTTTATCAACAGGTGTGTGAATATGTTACAGTTGCTAGACAAGGGTTTTTAGTCGAGGATAATATCTCTCAAGAGTTATATTGTTACAACGTCTTTATGGGTCGAATGTGAAAAAACTCCTACTACTACTTGCGTGTGCTTCTTCCGTCAACGCTATGGAGGTAGCTTACGGTACTGGAGAAAGTAAATTCTCTTCAGCAAAAGAAAAAAGACAGGCGTGTGTGTTAGCTGAAAATAAAGCTATCGAAGATGCGTTACTTAAGTATGCAGGCAAAGAGTTTCAAGTTAATCAAGAAACGTTTTGCGTAGATACTAAGGAGCATGCGTACTGTAACTATATTAAAGAAGTAGACTCTGCAACAGCAGGTACTGTTCGTTCAGTAATAGAACGGGTACAGCGAGTCGAGAAAGATACTTGTATTGTTGAGATTAAAGCAGAGATTGAAAAAGCTAGGCAACTAAATGCTGATGTAAAGTCTAAAAGAATTTATTTTGTAAATGACAGTATTGAATTTACTGTTACTACCGGGGAACCTCTCTACTTGTATATTTTCAATTTACACAAGAAAGGGGTGGATGTTATCTTCCCTAACGATTATAATAAGAATGCACTTATAGATGATCGGTTTGTTTTTCCTAGTAAAGATTTTACCGTATTAGCTACGTTAGATAAGAATGAAAAACTATCTAATGAAACTTTATTATTTTTATTTACTAAGCGTAGACAAGATATCGATACGAGAGATGTAAGTAAGGATAATTTGAAAGACTTATTGAAATCTATACCTAATTTTGATAAGAGATTGATTGAGCATAACTTTATTATTAAACGGAGTGAAAGATGAGAATGTTTACATGGATGATAGCATGCGCGGTAGGTGTTATTTCTTTCGGGTGCTCTTCATTGCCTAGTGTTCCAGGTTTTGGCAATAAGGATGATAAGATGGTAGATATACCTAAGTCTGCTAAGACGGATGAGATTCCAGCCTGGTTTCTAGAAAAAGAAGTAGATGATGGTGCAAACTTAACGGTAACTGCAACTGATACCTCAAAGGATATGCAATTTGCTATCGATAAGGCTACCCTTAATGCTAAGGTGCAACTAGCTCAGAAGTTAGGGACTAATGTAAACTCTCTTACTCGAGAATCAGCTTTAGAGTCTGGTTATGGTGTTAAAGATGTTGAGCGTGAAATTGATCGAGTATCGAAATCGCGTACGGATCAAAAGATTGGTTTCTATCGTCGAGAGCATATTAAAGTACTGCGAGAGGGTAGTTACTATCGCGCATACGTTATGTTAAAACTCTCATTAGAAGAAGGTCGTCGGTTAACTTTTAATAGTACTAATATTAAACAGACCCGTGAAGATCGGTTGAAAGAACTAGACGAAGGTAAATAGTTAATAGGGCCTCTAGCTCATGTTGGTTAGAGCAGCGAACTCATAATTCGTTGGTGCCGTGTTCGACTCACGGGAGGCCCACCAAACAAAGCAAATATGAAATCATTTACTACTACAATACTTGAAGCTGACGATGGAACTGGAGATGGTATTCTTCAATTCCCGGAAGAGTTTATACGGGATGAAGATTGGAGAGAGGGTGATCGGATTCATATGGAAGTTGTAAATAACGAACTTGTACTAAAAAATATAGATTGGATTGAACGTGAAAGTTTACCTAAGCAAATACCGCTACCATTGGATTAGCCCTTATAAGGTACTTGAAAAAGTATTTTTTTGGCGTGAGATCGATTATGACGAACCTATTATTGAAAAGCTAAGCGACCTGCTCTTACCTATTGCTAAAGGTCT